TGCGCCGCGCGTTCCAACTACGCGATCAACGATTTGCTCAATCGATTCGCCTTCAGCTACACCTAATCGAATCGACTGCCGTAAATTACGCCTCTGTGCATCCTGAAGCGTTCCATACCATTCTCTAAGGTGACTGCCCTGAAAAGGCCTACTCACGACTGCTGAGCGCAAAACCGCGCTACTCGGCAGCACCGTGCCTACTTCTATGGGCACCGTGTTTATTAGCATTTCAGAGGCGAATCTTGATTCTTGCTGCGCGAAGGCAATTAGCCGTTCGCTTGTCTCGCTGTAAGACTCTCGGTATATGTTTCCTAAAAGCTCGTCTAAGTCGCTATTTAGGCGCGTCAGGCGCGTTAGCTCTCTTCGGCTAAGTGAATACCCTCGTTGCCTGAACTGCCGCAGACGGGAGCTTATGAGGCCTTCTACGTCTAACTGTGCTTCGCGTAGGAAGTTCTCTATTAACCTTGCCTCTCGATTGCTGTAGCCAAGCACCATAACTTGATGACGGACGGCGCGGCTTTGCAGTCGCTCATTGGTCGATAGGATCGGCGCTGATTGCTGGTTCAAGTTCGTCGCCTTCCTCTTGCGAAGCTCGGTCTATTACATCGTCAATGTCCATATCCTCAGAATAGAGGCCGCGAGCTTTTCGATGCTCCAGATAAGTGCGCTGGTCAATTACGCCCATCGTGTAGTCAAGGCGCATTTCCTCTAATTCTCTGTCGCCGCCCATTGTCAGTGCGTCGTCTTTAGCAATATTAACCGCTGGCACTGATTTTAGGTCAATCTTCATCCACTTGGCGACAAGCTTAAAACCGTCCCGTAGGCCTTTCTCCAGCCGAACCACATACGCCTCTAAATCAGACATATTGCGCTGTTCGTCTAAAACCATTTCGGTCGCCGTGACCTGTTGAGGCTTGCGCTGTAGTGGCTCCATCGACATAGCTTGCATCTGCTTTTCGAGTCGGCCTAATGCGTGTGCGCCGACTTCAACAGCCTTGCCGCTTGTCTCGACTACTTTAATGTCAGATTCATGCGCTCGGTTGCCGAAAATCTTATACGGACCAATCTCAACAGCCGAGAGCTTTTCGACATCGAATCCACGAAAAAAGAGCATTGGCACGCGAGCAACGGTTTCTATCTGGTCTTGGTCGCTTTGCATCCACCAGTGTTTTTGATTTAAATGGGCTAAACCCTCCATTGGGGGAAAAGCCTTCAAGAAGCCCTTGCGGTTTGCGTAGATCGTAATTAAAGGAATAAGCCCTAATGTATTCGGACGAGTGCCCTCAATATTCCATTCATCTGTGTTTTTATCTACTTTACGATAAGTGTCTATTTTCTCGCTTGTCCAAACATGCACGCGGGAAACCTCTTCCTCTTCCCATTCGCCAACTCGCTCAAATGACGTTTCAATAAAGCGCACTTGCTCTAATACTTCTACGCCGCCAATGCGCTTAGACAGCCAGCCAATAACGGACGCTGGCGAGATATGCGAGAAATAGGGTCGTAGGTTAAATTCGTTTTCGTCAGCTTTTGTCAGTTGGTCTTTTGACAGTTCAGCCTTTAATCGTTCAGTGTCGGGAAAGTCAACGAGTATATGCGACTTGCCGAAGGTCAGCATATCCTCAAGCTGGCCCTTAGCAAAGCTGGTCAATGAACTACCGGCGTGATCGACATTTGACGAAAACTCACGCCACATATCCCCCGCGTCCTCGTCAATCGTCACCTCTTTAGCGAAAGGTCGAGAGCTTAGATTGTCAACTGACTTCCGGTAAGACTCCAGCAATACCGAGTTTTTGACGCGGCGCTCGTAGCGCTCGCTACCCTCTGAAGGGTATTGCGGCATATAGACAGTAGATTGAGCGCGCATTGCAAGCGTGCCTTGCAGTAGGGCCACAGGCAAAGCAAAGCGAGCTTGCATTTGCATGTAATCTTCTGTCGGAGTGCTTGGGTTCGCGATATTTGTCTTATTTTTTGCCATAAAAAAAGCCCAACCCTCAGTATTTAGCCGAGAATCGGGCGCTTAGTTGCGGTGCCGATGAATTTGGTTGTTGGCGTGTGAGTAGGTTGCGGTGGAGAAGATACCGCAACCTACCGAATCACACCACGAATCAGGAGAAGAGGGCACCACCCCTCATCACACCCTTATATTAGCGCTTTGACTCCGCAATGTCAAGTCTCGTTTTATCTGTTTTTATTGAACCTAAGACCTCTAATGGTGAACCGTAAATTTCCACCTTCGCCTTAAATGATCCACCCGACTTGTTGAGAGTGAAAGAGCCATTGAGGCCTGATTGCATCCACTGTTCGATTTTCTCAAGTAGCAATTTATGACTCTTATTGCTCATTTCGACCCCGCAATTGTCAGCACTAAGCGTGGAAACTTAACGTCAACGTCAAAGTCGTGTTCAAAACCTTCGATCTCTTTCCATCCATCATTTTTGATAACTCCGATCTTGACCAGAGAGTCTTGAACGAATTTTTGGCCGTAGGCGATATTGTCTTTATCCTCACGGCGAGAAGTGCGATACCACATATAGTAAAGCTTTACGTTCTTAAATTTGCCTATACCCTGACTGAGCATTTCCCCCATAAGGTTTGCCTCAACCTCGCGCTTGAGCTTTGACGCAAGTATAGCGCCGATCCTACGGGTTCGCTCAACTTTAATGTATTCGTTGAGCGTGGGTATATAACTGCGTAGGGTTAAGTGCTTAATGATGCTCTGCATCTAAACCCAACTCATCTGGCCTAATGTCATTCTATCACCGGCAATCGGGTATTCTGCAACGACGTAATATCCCAACGCGTCAGAGATATGAGACAGTTCGGGGTCGCTTCGTTTATCCAGTTCTCCTGAGCCGCCTTCCAGTAGGCGCACTCCCTCTAAGTCTCGCGTAAGATAGGGCGCAGTCTGTGGATTCACCCTTAATCTTATCTCACTTGCCGTACTCTTACACCTTGAATTTAATGAGTTTACGCGGCTTCTTTCGGTTGGATTAAAAGAAGGAACTCGCATTCGAATGTCAAACTTAGGCCGTAGCGTCTGCTCTACTATTTCCCAATCTGAGCCTTCAGTTTGTGCCGTGCCGCGCGAGCCACCTGTGGCATCCCCATAGATATAGGTAGGCCCATTATGCACTCCAGCCCACTTATTAATAAGACTATTGCAGACAGCAACAGTATTAGAGTTTCGCGGTATATAAACTTCATCTAACACGCATGTCCCAGTAAACGCTTTTCTTCCTCCGCTTGCTGGTAGCGACTGCTCTTGCAATACCACAGCAACGCCCGGACTAACATTAAAGTCGAAGCAGAAAGCCAAATCCCCCGCCGGATTGTAGTGGGTTTCATGTAAATGATCCCTCTCATTAAAGCAGTAATACGCTTGCCCCATAAAGTTGATAAAAGACGCTTCGTATTCTTGCTGAAACGTCAGTGGGTCTAAGTCTGCGCGCGCCGATTCAACTTCTGATTCGGGTAATATGTCGGCTGAAACCCAATGAAAGGTCGCCCACTCGTCGCTTTTGCGCTCTTGCGCCGATTTATACAGTTCGTAGAAGTGATTTCGACCTTCAGGCACCCCAACAAAGTCGCACCACCCTTGGCGATCTGACAGAGCGGGTCGAACATTTGCCATCCACGCGTTTGCTTTCATGTTGGCAAACTCATCCAAAACCCCGCCATCCCACGGCGAACCTTCAATGCGTTCTGGCTTGTCTAATCCGATAACGTGTATCTCTGCCATATTCACTAAGCGTAAAACTAACTCGCTCTCTGACACCGACTTAATGAACTCGCGCGGCACCATTGCCTTTAAATCTTCCCAATAAATACGCTTAGCTTGATCTCGCGTAGGCGCACCAGCAAAGAATCGGGGTCGCGGAAATTCAGTGCCCATAAGAGCGCGAAAAATAATCTTGCGCTTTGCAAATTCCGTTTTACCCGATCGACGGCCAGCAGGGTTGACGATAAACCGCGCAGAAGACTGCCAGCGCGCTTCCTGTATAGGGTGAACGCGCAACTCTTCCCATCGAGGGGTCAGCTTAAAAGCGGCCGCGTCTGCTATGCCCTCTTGCCTCTGGCGCAACTCTCGCTTGTTAACTCGCCGCGCCGTGTGTGCGTTTCTTGCTACAACCATTATGCCGCAACCTCTGGTGTTTGTAGGGCTTCTTTTACTTTTTTGGCATCCAAGCCTTTGTCGCCTTGCTGTGGAGAAGTGCGCCGTTGCATTTCCTTCAGCGCAATAGTGATCTTGGTCGCCATTTCGATAGCATCTTCGCCCTCTGTGCCCTTGTCGCTCTGCCCCAAGTCTTGCTTGCCCAACCAAATCAACATGGCTGTATTGCCGCTCATAGCAGCTTTCCACTGCGCTCTCTTCAGGCTCAGCTTTCTACCGCCGCGCCCCAACTCTAAGGCAAGCTGCACCTCTTCGCGCAACATTTGATCTTTACACGCCTCAACGGGTATTGAGAAAGCAAAAGCTATTTCCTCAATCGATGGAGATAAGAGCGCGATACGTGCCAATTCCTCTGGATCGATCTGTGGAATTTTGGGCTTCCTCTTTACCGGCATTTTCTTCTTTACTCCGACTTTAGCCTTAGCCATTACTAAACCACCCTTTTATTTGTGCGTGCCGTCCATTTATAGTCACTTTCGTCGTAACGACACCGAGCATTCCCGCCCACAGGGTAGTAGCCGCAAGCCGCGCCAGTAAGATGTTAAGCCTTTTTTTCTTATTCAACGATTCTCTTTTCAGTCTCAGTAACGTATGCTTGCGCCTTAATGATGTCTGGAAAATAATCTCTATGCTCATGTTCTTCCGCAAGAGTCTTACGCGACTCATCATCAAGAGGGACGGTCGTAACGATCCGCACTTGAGTTGCGACATAAAACAATCTCCCCTCTGCCACGGGCGTTCCCACTGAAATAACCTTTTGCCCCATGAGTATTGTCCTTAGTTATTGAGTCTCATTTATTTAACGGCCACCCAAGCCGCGAAATTCATCCAACGCCAGAAGCAGTCAACTTTAAAGCCTACTCTCCTTAACATATGCTCATTTTGAGCCGCCGAATATGGGTTCATGGTAAACTTGAGCGATTCGCTTTTTGCCTTAATCTCTGCCTTGCTGTAGCCATTCTCTTCCTTCATAAGATGATACCGATCAGTCATCATCTTATTGATATTATACGTGTCGCCGACGACCTTTTCAACGACAATAAGCGCGCCGCCAGCAGATAGAGATGAATAAGCTTGCTCTACGATTAATTCTCGGACGATAGGCGACAGAAATTGCAAGGTTAAAACAGAGGTAATTAGGTTCATGCCGCCGCCAAAACGTAGGCCTGTAGACAGGTCGTGCTTAAATATCGCGACGTTTGCATCGTGCTTAAACCGCTCTACGGCATACTCCAACATCGGCGTAGAGTTTTCATACCCGATAAACCTTGCATTGCCCTTAGCATACGGCAGAAGGCCAGCAATCGTATCTCCATGCGAACAGCCCAAGTCAACGACAACCGAATTATGGCGCATAAAGAATCTGCCTACATCTGAAACCGATTCACGCATGGCTAAATATTTCGGGATTGATCTCTCTAACATATCCTCAAAGCAATTCGACACTGAATCATCAAACGACCAATGCTCGTTGGGTTCGTGGCCTAAGCTTGTCATCGTCTGCTTTCCTTTATCTCGTCTATCAGAGTCGCTATAGGCTGAGCAATTGCGCGCATCATCAGAGGTGGCACGGCACGACCCAAGCGCTCCCACTGCTGCGCGTAGGTGCCCGTCAATTGAAAATCGGCGGGGAATGAGCAGATAATCTTTAATTCTTCAATGGTGAATTTTCGGCGCTCGTTTTCAGTCTCAATCCAACCTCCGGCAGAAAAGTAGGCACTTTCTGGCTTATCGGCATCCGAGGCAAAGATTGTGGGCGAAGGGCGGTCAGGGTGTCGCCATTTGTCGGGCATACCGCCCAGACGTAACCGCTTGACGTAGGGTAATATCTCTCGCACGGTATATCGGTACGGCATCGGTAGAGGGAAAACGGGGTCACGCTCAAAGTCATTACGAACACCGACGAATATTAGGCGCTCTCTGGCTTGAGGCACGCCCAGACGATGGGCACCCAGAAGTTTGACCTTCACGTTATAGCCGCAATCACGCAACTTCTGCAATACCTGCTTAAAGTAGCCCTGTGCAGCGCCCTTCATCATACCGGCCACATTTTCAGCGACAAAAACCCACGGTTGAAGCGAATCAACAAACCGGATATACTCTTCGAAAAGGTCGTCGACACGCTGAGTCTTATCCGAATAGGATTTTTCCTTACCCCAGAGCTTTGCGCCTTTGCCTGATCCAGAGAAGGCGGCACAAGGCGGCGAACCATCCAATAACTCAAGATCGCCAATCTTAATGCCCGTAGCTTCTCTGATGTGTATTTCTCGTATGTCTCGCGCATCGACCAGCGTTGTCGGGTTGTTTAGTTGGTAGACTTCCCGCGCAGCCGGAACAAACTCATTAGCCCAGAATACGTCAAAGCCAGCCATTCGATACCCCAAAGTTGAGCCGCCGCAACCCGAAAAGGTTGACATAGCTCTGTGCCGTGGGCGAATCGCGGCAATCTCTTCCATTGTCGGTATAATATATTCTGGTTTATTCATCTTCCACTATCGATATTTCTATGCGCGTCTTCGGGGCTGCAAGCCTCAAGGGGGCCAACGGCCCCATGCTCTCTAAGATAGCACTTAAGACCTCTGCAAACGCTTCGTTGGGGTCTTCTTGTTCCTCAAACACCTCAACAGCGGTTGATTCTTGCCCGTGAGCAAGAATCAACCAACCGTTTGAAATGCGAACAACTTTTATTTGCTGTTGTTCAGTCAAGTCGAGCATCTAAAAAGGCAGATTATCGTCGTCGTCGTCTGACGCGACATAGGGCGGCTGGCTTGCTGTTTGTGGCTTAGCCGCCCTACTGCTTTTAGCGTCGCCGCCGAGCATAATCAGGTCGTTTACGACAATTTCGGTGGTATATTTCTTCACACCGTCCTGTTCGTAGTCGCGGGTCTGTAGTTCGCCGCACACATACAGTTTATTGCCCTTTTGCACCCACTCGCTAATAATCTTCGCCAGATTGCGCCACGCTACGCACCGGTGCCATTCGGTTTTTTCGTGCTTCTCTCCGGCTTTGTCTGTCCACTGTTTTGATGTGGCGAGCGAGAAGCTGGCGACCATCGTATCGTCTGCGAGCGTTTTAACGTCTGGATCGTTTCCTAAATTGCCAATCAACTTTACTTCATTTAAACTGCGTGCCATTTCGCGTATTCCTTTTGATATTTCGCGTCTACGTTTTATCGATCTTTGACTTACCTGACCATCCATACCCGCATTGAGGGCATTCGTGATCTGTCTTTAAGTCCTCGTCTACTTCTCTAAAGTCTTCCTCTTGCTCATCCAGTTCGGTAAAAAACTCATCTTTAAATTTGGATAAGTTCAGGTCTGGAAGGTCTAAATCAGATAAGTCGTCAACTGTCAACGCATGTGCCGAGATAAAACTATACAAACCCTGCGAAGTTCGCGTGCCGTGCTGCGAATCGAAGCGTAACACCAACTCAGCGGCCAGTTGTGGCGTTTCAGCCGTAACCGCTATAGTAGGCACCTTGCCGCCCTCTATAGCCCATTCGGTAGTCTCAAAGACGCGCTTGCGCTGGTGGCCGTCGATTAGATAGGGTTTCTTGGTTCGTTCTCCTTTATTTCCTTTCCATATGAACACTGGCATAAAAAAACCATGCTTAACCAGCGATTTCTTTAGATTCTCAAATCCAGAAAGGGTCAAGTCTTTTAAGTCGCCTTGAAATTCCTCTAAGTCGTTCCATGTGTAGGCCAGTTCAACGTGTGCCGTGTCACAAGTGACGGCTATTACCCCCGACTCTTGTGCCATATTATAAATCTCCGCGCTGTTCGTATAAGGTGGCTTCACGGGGCAATAAGCCGACTTCTGTGTCGGCATCAAACAATACGCCCTCGAAAAACGGAGCGTGGTCGATGACTACCATATCGTCGGCCTCTATGACCTGCTTACAATAAGCACGCATCGCAGCGGATAGCGAATGATTCCACTGGCCGCTATTGCTTGCCGATACGGCGAATGTGTTAAGTAAATTAAGAGCATCGCGTCTTAGCATTATACAGCCATCTTCTCATCGAGATAGCTGGTAATACCCATAAAGACCGTTGCAGCATACGTGACCATTGCCGTCTTAGTCTCCAACCACTGTCTATGCCTCGGATGATCTTTAAAAGCAATCTCAGTAATAACAGAGGGGCAAGAGGTTTCGTTGAGAAAGTAAAGCGATCGGTCGTAATCTGATTGAGGTCCATACGTGCAAGGCCAGTAGACAACCTCGTCCATTGCACCGGATATTCTTGAGGCAAGCAGTTCGCCACTTTCAGAGGTTTGGCTTTTTTCCTTATCGTCCCAATACAGATTGGTAGCATAGTTGCCGCCGCCAGCGTTTAGATGTAATTCAACGGCCAATTCACAGTCGCTACTGTTGCACTGCGCTACCTTCGACTTCAGGGCCGCGTCATTGGTCATAGCATAGATGTGGCCTTGCGCTTGTATCACTTCGTGCCCTGCCCATCGAAGTAGGTCAGATAGACGGTCTTGAGCTACGCGGCATCGTTCCCACTCATATAGGCGTTCTCCCTCAGTGTTTGACGAATGCCCTGCTGCTATATAAATCTTAGCCATTGGTTGTCTTCTCCTTTTCACTTCGTTTGCGTGTCATTTCTTCCCACTGGTAACTTGCAAGCTCTTGAAGCCTAAGCGCCTCGCGCTCAGTGGGGGCCATACAGATCAAGCAGTCGCGAATATCCAATAACACCTCAAGTATGCGGTCTTCTTGAGGTGTTCGCTCAATCGCCTTACGACTTCTCATGTATCCCTCTCTTGTATCATCCGAACCACTAACCACCCTACCAATCCAATCACGACAAAAGGCAATAGGGCACCAAGCACACTAAATATGAAGTCAAGCGAGCCGTGTAGGGCCGCGAAGAAGCCATACTCGTCAAATCCTTGGCTATTCAATTTCATATAGGGCTAAGAGTTCCTTTGTTAGCTTCGTTAGATGAGGTGAGGCCACTGAACTGCCCTGATTTTTCCAGCATTCTATTACATGCAATAAAGCGTCGTTATTTTTACAGAGCTTGTGTATATGATAAATGATAATGCGCTCTAAGTGTTCAGGTATAACGGCTTTTTCAATAACCTCGTAGGGCATGGTTATATTTTTAAGGTTACGTTCTCCATTTACTACCTCAATAAGCTGTTCGACTTCTGCATCGGTAGGCTCAAACTTCTTTTCTTCGCTCAATGTAACCCTATCACTTGGTAGTCTTTATATTCACTTGCTATAGCGGCCAGCACGTTCTCTGGCTCTTCTAATATGGGTATTAGTAATGCGCCTACGGCTATTGTTGGCGTGCCGTCGCTGTGAGTATAGACTGCTGAAATCTTGCTAACCTCAACGTAGACCGACTCACCTTGGTGTGCTGATGTCAACTGAATAAACACCATATATTAATTGCCCCCACTGCCTTATTTAAGTACGTACCTTAGAGTTGTTTAGTGCTGTTCTATATATGCCCTTCACGTTCTAAGCCCTGAGCTTCTGGCGTAGACGAGAAAAGGCCAAGGCAACGCATTGCTGCGCGCTTCCTTTCCTCGCGCTACACGTATAAGGTATGCCCTTTCAGACTTCACCCCTCGCATTAGCGTCTGCATACAGGTAAGGTATGCAGCTTAGAGCCTACTTTAGATTCTCTTACCAAACCTCGCATCACGCTTGCTCTCTTAGACTGCGTTGCTGATAGGATGCGTCCCACAATGTCAGCACTAAATCGACCCGCGTTGCCGTGGTAATTCCCGACCACAGGTAAACAAAAAAACCCTGCAACCAGTGGACGCACCACCGATCACAAGGTTTATACTGCAAAGTTTGCTGTCGCGTAGTCAAGTGCGTCTTAACTACCCGATTCTTCAACCAAGATACAATAGTGACTGCGTGTGCGCAAGCACTATTACCACCATTCACCTACAGGCCTACTATTTTCTTATGCAGAAGGTTAAACACATCGTCTTTAATCAAAGAGCCTACAACCATAAGGTCTAACTCTGCGCGTGAGAGCTTCTCAGGGCGAACCCGCTTACCGTTGAGCAGTAATAGCGCACGATACTTCTCATTGGCCTGTCGGGCTGGCCTCGTCGCATTCATGCGGTGACGATGGGCCTTGCGTTGCGTAAAACGACACGCCATTTCTTTATCTCCACTGACTTTCGGGTGACTCTGTTATTTAAGGATATTGCGTATCTTATCCATCAACGAAGCGGATTGAACGGCATATCCCGCACGTTGCCTCGCGGCCTTATCCATGCGAAACATGGGGTGCGGGTAATAAAAGAAGGTAGGAAGGGGTTTATTGCGAAAAGCGCGCTTCGATAGCTTATACAGCCGATCGACCGTGGCTTTCTTGAAATTATCAGGTAGGTTTTGTTCAGTCAGTGCTATGTAAGCCAACCGACGAAGTGCTTTTGCTTTACGTCCTCGCATCTTTACCTCGACTCGCGTGGTGGGTGATGAACCCGTGGAAAATGAAAAGTGGGGGCGCACTAACCTTATACCAGAGGCTCGGACGAACCTTTACGGGAATTGAACCCGCAACCTCCCCCGTATTTCTGGGTTACTTTGGTTGCGAGTTCCACACCGATCAAAGCGCCGAGTTCAGCAACCGATTCACCCACGGACGATGAGATAGAGCTGATTAGTGCCTCTCGCATCGACCTTATTTTCCCGATTTTGATGCCTACCGATCCACAGCCAGTGAAAGTAGGTAAACGGCAGATCGGCTAACTGCCTAAAAAGTCACCCCCGTTTGAGTGTCGCCACGGGGGAACGGCGAAGGGGCGCATGTTTCCTGAGAGATTGTTCACTCTCTGGTGTCAAGTAGCCCACTATATCACTCAGGTATAGTATGGATGTGTGGAGATACTTTGTCAACAACTCTTTCAAAATTTCCCCTAATTTCAGTTAAAACAACGTTTTCTACGGACGCAGTATTTTTAGTCCGGCATAGGCAGAGGGGGGTGGGGTTAACGATTCGTTAGCAGAGTTAGAGGGTATGTGTTACGTGAGCTTAATCAAATGCTGGCGTGTTGGTGATGCCAATATCTGAGCGCGGCTGGCTTGGAGAGCGTAAAGAGATAGGGGGGTGCCTGACTTTAGAGAGGAGAAGAGGGGGGTGGGTGTCGTTTGGTTTTTGGGGGGTGGTAGGGTCTTTGCTCTTGCTTGAGAGGGGGGATGGACTGTCTCTAAGCCCCTCTGCGACCCCAATCGATCGACTCGACATAGCCAGAAGTCTATTTAGGCGGCGGCTGTGAGAATGGCTGTGAGAGGCTGAGAATGTATCGAACTTTTGAGAATATTGAGACTTGGGAAAATATAGATATTCCCTCTTTTCCCAATCTATTTTCCCGATTTCTTATCTCTTTTCACTTTCCTTCAAGACTCGTGCCATCGATACAAATAATAGAATAATTTATTTTTCGGTCGATCTAACAATATGTAAACAGGAAAA